CAGCAGCCACTGCGCCAGCGCCGACCAAGGTCCAGCCGGTGCCAACCGCAACAGTAATTGCATCCGAACCGGAAGCATCAATGTTGATGACGAAGAAGTCAAACGCAGCGTTCACTTTGGCCGCACTAGAAACGTCAGCCTCTAGGTCTGCCACGGTGGGCAGAGTCAGGTTACCGGCGGTGCCGTTGAAGGTGAACAGGCCGTTTGCCAGTTGAGCAGCCGTAGCGGTAGCTGCGGCGGTCAGTGCAGTCGGAGCACCCTGAACAAACAGTTGAGCTTCGCCGACGTTGCCGTCGCCAATCTGGTAGCCACCAGCGCCATTAGGAAGAGCCATGATAAAGTCCTTTCAAAAAAGTTACGGGAACGGGGCCGAAGCCCCATTCGATCAGCCCCAGAGGCGAACGCCCATCTGAGGACGAATCACGCTGTAGCCGTACAGCACGTCAATACGGCAAGGCATACGGTCGTTGTTGATGTCGTACTGACGAACAACGCGCAGGCTGATGCCATTGTGAACGGCGCGAGCGGCCATGTCCACACCTTGCGGCAGGAGCAGGTCGGCGGTAGCAAAGGTGATTGCGTCCTTGTGGTAGACCAAGTTCTGAGCGTACTGGCTGGAAGCCGCGCCCACAAACACCACAGCCTTGCTGTTCTGCGGCAGAACGTCCACAGTAGCCAGCGCGTGGTTGGCCGAGTACATCGGAGCCACGGTGATGTTGCCAGCGCCAGAGCCGTTCAGGGTCACGTCAGCAGCAGCGACGAACTGGAACAGCGAACCAGTGGATTCACGGGTCTGCGGGTTCACAGCGAAGCAGTCAGCAACAGTAAACACGTCGCCGATCTTGACGGTAGCGCTAGCACCGGCGCCGGTGATGGCGATGGTGGTTGCGCCTTCGGCAGTCACAGCAGCCGACAGGGTGCCGCCGGTAGCGGTGCGCGAGCCGGTGGTGAACTGCTTGATCGACTGAGACATGTTGACTTCGTCGAAGCCCAGCACGCCCATACCCATCATGCCGTTCTTGAACTGCTTGCTGATGGTGTCGGTCGGGTTGAACAGACCTTTCATGCCTTCAACCAGGCCAGCGTTGGCAGCCGGGTTGACGGTAGCGTAGCGCGGGTTCATCACAGCAGCGTTCTCGTTGAGCTTCTGCTGAGCTTGCAGCAGAACCAGCGAGGTAGCGGGCGTGGTGCCAGGCGTGCCGACGGTATTGCCGATGTACTTGTAGCTGTTTGCCACGTCGGCGTCGATGGACGAGGCCAACTGGCTGATACGAGGCTTCAAGACACGCTCTGCGAAGTCGTCCAACTGCATGGTCAGTTCGGCAGAGGTGAAGTTCACGCCGATGTGCTTCTGCGAAGAAACAGTCAGGGTGGTGAACTGCTCGTTGTCGTCCTGAACTTGCAGGGCCGCGCCGTCGGTGACCAGAGCGCGGTCAGGCAGACGGATACGCAGGGTCGAACCAATCTTGGCACCTTCAACAGCAAAGCTGTCGTCGTACTGACGGTTCACGTTACGGGTGAGCACGAGGTTGTTCTCCAGAATTTCCAGAGCCTTCCGCGTGATCATGTCAATGGTAAGAATGCTATTCGCCATGATGCGAGTCCTTTCAAAGTTTTAGCGGTTCATTTGCGCTTGCAGCTTTTTCATCTGCCGGGCACGTTCAGCTTCAATCCAGTCCGACGTACTCATGGCCTTCACAGAGCGAGGGTCAGTTGTATCGTAGGACGAGCTTCCACTGGTTCGTGCGGTAACAGGCGAAATCGGTGCGGGCGCAGACGTTGTTGGTTTTACGATCGGATTGGTGCCAAGTTTGGCCTCAATCTTTCCAATCTCACGAGCCTGCAAAAGAGGTGACAGACGGGAAATGCGATCAGCTTCCTTCGGGTTGGTTCCCAGCCAGTAGGCTAGGTCCGGCCCCATGTCGGACGCCTTGATTGTCTCGGCCATCACGTCGGTGACGCGAAGCTGCGGGTTGTAGGCGACTTGTTCAAAATCGTCGTACTTGGCCCTAGCTTCTTCCTCACGCTCGTGATAGGCGTCGTTAATCTCAGCCTGCTGCTTCTGGAACTCACGCTGCGCGAGCAGTTCTTCGGCTTTTCTGACCGCCAACGCTTCCGCGTAGGCATCAGGAGACTCGAAATGCTCGATAGGCGGGACTTCTTTCGGCGCTTGCGGTTGTGCAAGTTTTGCCTGCTGCTCACGTTCCCATTTGCGCTGCTCTCGGGCAAGGCGCTTGCTGATCATCGCATCGATCTCAGCCTGGGTGAATTTCTTCTCCTCGGGCGTCTGCTCGGGTTGATTCTCAGCTACTTCCGGCGCGTTTTGTGCACTTTCCGGGGCGGCCGTCGCCTCGGGTGCTAGCGCGGATTCAACTTCCGCTAAGGCTTGCTGGACTTCTTCAGTCATTTCATGTTCCGTAGGAACCCTGGTCTACTGGGCCAGTACAGTTGAATATTACACCTAAAAATTTATTTAGTGTTGATTGGTTTGCAGTAAATCACGCCAGCAGATGAAATCTGGATGGCGCTAACTCGCCACAGACCGCTGGTGTTGATTGGCACTTTGAATGCGATGGGTGTGAACGATGGGATTGGGGTGCTGGCAGTGGTTGCCACAGCGCCTTCGCCCACTTCAACGTAACAGGGTTGGTCGGACCAAACCATGACGCCCTCAGGGCCAGCGGGCCAGCCAGCAGTGTTGGCTGCTGTACCTGTGAAAGATGCAGTTTGGGCAGGAAAAC